ACCATTATGCAGTTGAATACACATTAGTCTTTCCAGATGACACAGAACTGTACGCAATAGCCTGCACTATTTGCGCCAAAGAATCTATTGAGAAGGAGTTGTAATGACTCACGATGAATTGCTGCGACCAATCAAGAATAAGACAGAGCATATGCAATATATGGATGGCTACAACAATGGGTATAAAAATGCGCTTGCTGATGTAGATAACACGCTTGACTACATTAACTACCAATTAGCCTTTATTAAGCAGTGGGAAGAAAAACACTCCACCATTCAGGCTATTGAGAAGGAGTTGGGATGAATCAACCAATAGTATTTGTGGCTATCCTAGCCAAGCAGAAAGAGAAGATGCTACCGGCGTGGCTTAAGTCACTATCAGAATGGGACTATCCTAAAGATAGAATCATTCTATACATACGCAGTAATAACAATACAGACAACACGGTGCAGATACTTAAGGACTGGGTGAATGAGAACGCCAAGTGGTATCGCCACGTCACCGAAGACTACTCAGACATTGAGGTTGCAGTGCAGGACTTTGGTGTGCACGAGTGGAATCCGACCCGCTTCAAGGCACTGGGTGCTATCAGAGAACGCAGCGTTGAACTAGCCTGGCAAGCAGACGCTGACTTCTATTTCACAGCAGATGTGGATAACTTCATCCTGCCACATACGCTATCTAAACTAGTCTCATACAACCAGCCAGTGGTAGCACCACTGATACGCTACGCACTAGGGAAAGAGGAGCATAAGCCTTATGCCAACTACCACAATATTGCATCTCCGACTGGATATTACACCGACAATTTCGCATACTATAGAATCCTTAACGGGGAAGTTAGGGGACTCATTAAGTGTGACGTTGTGCACTGCACATATCTCCTGCGTAAGGATATCTTCGGAACCATCCGCTATGTTGATGGCACAGATGATTACGAGTACGTCATCTTCAGTAGAACCCTTAGGGAAAATGGAATAACCCAGTGGCTTGACAATACCGAACTCTACGGATACCTCACGCTGGATGAGGATGTTGAAGCGTGTACAAAATGGATGGAGATTCTAAGTGAGCAGCGATAATTTCTATTGGATAAACAAACATCCTGATGGTGGCTATGCTGTTGAGCAAGGCTTTGCCTCAGACGAGGAAGACTTTACATTCACTGACAGATGTNCAAAGTTTAAGTCTTACAAAGAGGCGCAGAAGTATGCCTACCTTGAGTACTCCGAGTATGGTGTTGTTGATTTAATTGAGGAGCCTGAACGTGCCAGCCAAGCCAACCGAACTTAAGAAGTTGATAGCCCTGCTAGATGAAGAGGCGCCCACTGTAGAGTGGCTGGCTAAAGCAGTATGGGAATTAGTAGAGGACTGTCTTAATACACGAGAACAGTTTGTTGCAGTTGCCTATCACCCAAGCCTTGAATTGTGGCAAGCCATTGGCCCATACAATACACGGGCACAACTGATGAAAGACTATGAGAAAAGATTATGCGCTGTAGATAAAGACAGCAAGGCTGCCGTTGCGCTACTCAGACATCCTAAATCTGTGATACAATAATCTTGCTAGCGTAAACATCAAGGGGCTTAATAGTTGGAATTGATGTTTATGTGTTCCAGCCACGTTGTACCGGTGGTGCAAGAAACGGTACACAACTTTGCTCGCGGTGTCCTAACCACTGCTAGAGCACAACAAAGGCCACGGTTCCTATCCCGTGGCCTTCTTGTTTTAGGTACTTCCCCTTTACCTAAACTTAGGTGAGTGGGGTGGGAGTCGAACCCACGCCTTGCTAGAGAAAACTGGCGGGTACAAGCCCCGTCAACCCAGTTCCAAGCCCTCTACCGAGTATAGACCTTCTTAAGTGTCTTGCTCGTACCAGAGTGTAGCCCCGCCGACCATCTGCTTCACCGCGCGTTCATCCACAGACAGATATGCTACCTCGCCACTCAAACTTATTGTATCACCCACCAGTTGAATAGAATCCACCAGTGTTAAACTTAACAGGTGCAGCATAGAACTTCTTAGTTGTCAACTCACCGCAGCATAGCGGGATGTCTTCCTCCGCATGGATAGAGCGTTCAATTATCTTTTCGCTGTTGCATACGCGGCACATGTATTCATACTGCATCTTCTATCTCCTTACGTTGCCACGGATTAGGCCCACCGAGTTCACTAGATAGGCGCTTGATGGCGCCATCCACCTTGCGGTGTGCTGTTGATTCAGATACTTCCATCAGGTCAGCAATCTCTTTGAAAGATAACTGATTAACAAAGCGCTCACGGATAACATCGTTGTCTTCCTTAGACAACTTTACCAAGCAACGGCGAATATCAAACAACTGGATGATGTAGTTACCACCCTCGGCAGGGTTGCCCGTGTTACTAATCTTCTCACCATTAAAGTTTGGACGGGCTGTATCTACCACATCCTTAAGTGCATATGGAAGCAAGTCTTCAATAGTTACACTGTCATAGAACTGCTCATCGCGTAGTTCATAGCCCAACTTCTGTGCTTTAACACGGCGACAGTACTTATCAGCATGACGAGTAAGAGTCTTACCCAGTTTCTTAACACCCATCTTGTATTCTTCTGAATCAAGAGGATGGTCTAACCATTCTTGAATCTTATCGGGACGTTTGAGTATCCACACTGTGAGTTCCTGACTTACATCAGAGACGTCAAAATATGTGTGATAGCGACGGTGGATTTTACGTGCCACCGTATAGGCTATCTCGTGTGCATCATCAAACCATTGGGACACTTACCAACTCCACACTTTATTGTCTACAGTAAATGAACGATTGATAATAGGAACTAACTGAGGATAAACATTCTTACCATCAACATGCAAGATAGCAAAGCCTTGCTGCCATGTGAATAGACCGGCTTTAATATAGCGTGCATGCTTGAGGTTCATAAGGTGCCCGACCTCTAACCCCCATACAGTTTTATTCTTTCCAGCCCACGATTGAGTCCAGTGCGTAAGTCCCATTCGGTGTGTGTGTCCGCAGACAACACTGACGCCTGCCCGTTTTGCAAGTCCAAGAGCAGTCGCTCCAGCAGTTGGTTGTACATTCCCTTCGTCACCGTGGACGAGAATCCAATTAGGTGCGAGTTCGTAGGGTTGGTGATGATAATTAATTCCGAGTTCGTCCAACTTGAGGAACTTCTCGATTTCAAGTTCAGGTAAACCAAGCAGCCCTGGGGCTTTTGACTTAATCTTATTGTACAATCTGTCACTGTGGTTCGACCGTGAAATGTGATTGATTCGTAGCGACTCAAGTAATTTAACAGTCGTGTCTCTATGTTTTGCGATGTCGTATTTCCACTCGCCACCGTAGCCTTCTTCCCACCTAGAAATCTGCGGAAAATCAATTTCATCTCCAACCGATACCACCTCATCTGGTTTGTATGCCTTGATAAACTTAGCCAATGTGTCGGTTGCACCGACGTCATGGTATGGACTTTGCAAATCGCTAATGACTACAATTGTTTTCATTCTTTATCAAGACAATCGCTGCAGATACAATCATCTTCATAGCATTGGCCTGCGAAGCAGGCCAAACAAGACCAGTCATATGACCTGGAGCCAGCAATCCAATCACCGAGGTCAACTAACTTGACACCAATCCACCAGCGTATTGCTTTAATCATTAGGCCATGTCCCTTCAATTACCATCAGCGCAATTGCTGAATAGTTTAACAAGTCAATGAATGAATCTCGTAGTGCTTCATGCTCTGGTTCTTTGCCTGAATCAATCAAGTTGTTAATGCGTGCTGTCTTATCCCACATGCGTACACGGAGGCCATTGAGTGGACCGCCAGGTGATTGAGAGATATTCTTTGGGCCGTAGTCATGGTGCTTGCTGATGAGTAAGTTGCCTGCCTCATCCATAATCTTCCAGACATCAGTTGCAAACTTATCTTTACTCATCGTCTTTGATTACCCCCGCATACTCGTAGTTATTTGTCTCATCATTAAGCGCGTACCTGTGGATAAATATACCATCTTTTGTCTTCTCTTGCAGTTCAATGACAGGCAGTATCCATAGAATTTCTGGCACTGGTGCACCATCCTTCGGCCCATACATGAATGTGTTAGCCACGTTGGACTTTCATCAAGTCATCAACGGTAATAAGAAATCCTTTACTAGGATTAGGCGGAATGTTATTGCTGATGGGTCTGCCATAAGTATCAACAGCCTTGCGGATATCTGTGGTAGTTGCAATGACGACGAGTCCCTCAAGGACGAAGGCCCACCTATCTGCCTTAGTTACCATGATGCCAGATTGAATCCAGTTGTGCGTAGCACGTGAGTAGAATGCTGACTCAATGTAGATGTTACCTGTCTCAACCCAGCGCCTGTCTCGCTTAACCTCAACAGTCAAACCACCAGTGAGGATATCTTTAACTAACTGCTCACCCTCATGGCCATAAGTAAAGTCTAAATCAAAATCAGATAAATCACCCATTAGATTGCACATACACAATCGTTGGCTCACCACTGCCATTGTCATACTGACATGCGATAGCAAGGGCTTTTTTAACAATCTCTTTTGCTGCATCTATTGTCTCTGGATACTGCCAAGCATTCATAGCGCCAAGGGCATATGGACCACCAGTGCCACCTTGATAGTAGCCACGTCTATCTCTAGCCCAACCCATGTCTGCATCTATGTTATAGATAACACCGCATACTGCAACAAGAATACTAAAGTCATTCTCTTTATCAACTACATACTTGGCTTCAGCCAGAGCATCTTGCATAGTGGGAACAAACTCTTGCGCTATAAATCTATCCAACTCTTGTGGCGTTGGCTTTGTTGGTGGCTTAGGATAGGCAGTATTGTGCTGGAAGATTTGAGCAGGACGCCAGTCCCCAGCCAATGCAATGATATACCCATCTTGCTTAAAGATTTTGCCACTTGACTTTGGCGTAGACCAGATGTGGCCATTATCAATAACATAAGAGTCGGCACCAATGACAGCCCAGCCGTCGCCCTGTATCGCTGCTAGTGTTGTCATGCCGCTAGTCTATCCATGAACCAATCATTCCCATATTGTAGCATGACTTCATTCACATCCGTGTTGTCAGGCAGATGGATAATCTCAGCCCTATCCAAGTCTTCCTTTATGCGCTTGGCCAATTCTTGGCCTGGATTTCGTCCATCTTCTTTAACGTCGTTGTCTGCAAAAATAAGAATGCGCGAGTATGATTCAAACAACTTAGGGAACCACGGCTTCCACTGGCTAACACCAGCAACACCGACTGATGGTATGCCAACGACACCTGATAAAACAATGGTATCAATCTCGCCCTCGCAAATGGCAATCGTATCGCTTGGTTTATGTAAATCAACAACATTAAATAACCCAACCTTTTGACCCGTTGGCCAAAGATACTTAGGCGTCCCATCATCCATCCTCCGAAACTTCATACCAACCACACCGGCTGGTGTGCGATAAGGAATACTAATCATACCAGTTGCAAGTTCATGCCCTGCTATTGGGTCAACGACGCTTCCAAGAAGGAACTCTTGGATGGCATCCTCGGTTAAGCCTCGGTCTTTAAGATAATCTTTTGCTTGTTCTGACAGGCTTTCACTATAGCGGTTGGCTGCATCAGTGAGCAGTGTTCTTTGTTTCTCATTAAGCACGATGCCTACCCCCAATTATTTCTAAAATTGTACCAGACGTAAGGCCATACTTAATGGCTAATTCTTCTGAGTTATTCTTTAAGTTTACATCCTTAACAAAGGATGCTTTAATCTCTGCCACTTGTTCATCGGTAACTTTACGATTAATGGGTGGATTAACCTTCCTGCCTTTGGAGATGCAATCATGAACATTATCTTTTTGCGTTCCAATCCAAAGATGGTCAGGTTTTACGCAAGAAGGATTGTCACATGAATGACATACAAGATTATCTTTTGTAAGTACGACATTGTTTGCTGCCATATATGAAACTCTATGTGCATATCTAGTCTTGCCACCAGAATAATATCTTCCATATCCCCCTGGATATTTACCACCAGTCCATTCAATACATTCGCCAACTTGTTTGGTTAGCAAATTAAATCTATCTTCATCGTTTTTTCCATGAGGGAACGTAACGCTTTGAACCTGCTCCGTCAGCCCTTCTAGGTAGGAGCGAGCCTGTGTTGTGAGATTGCTGGAGTACCTTTCGGCTGCGTCCGTTAGCGATATCCTCTGCTTTTCGTTTAGCATCTTTGAATTCCAATCCTTCTTTTGCTTGAACTAAAGTATACACGTCACCTAGTACTTGACAGACTAAACAATTGTATGCCTGATTGTCTAAGTTATATGCTGCACTGGCGTGCCCATCATCATGGATGACACACTTACATGGTGTCCATCCGTGCCTGTCTAATACCACAATACCATAGTGTTCTAGTACCGCTGCTAAGTCTGGCTTATTCTGCATCCGACAACTTTATTTGCTCTAAAGTTTCGGCAAAACTTTTTGTTAAGCCCAGCCAAGCGTGGAGCATTGATTGCGTGAGTTCAGTCCAGTCATCCCAACTGCCACCATCATAATATCCTTCCTCATATGCTCTTCCCCAGTACTGACCGTTTTCCGAACGTCCAATTTCTAAATAGTTATTAAGTCCCGCAATGGAAGTAATGGATTTAATCTGTTTTTCGCGAGTTTTTTCTTTGTTGATAATTGCCTGGCAGTCTTGGCAATCGTCAATGGCGCCATTAGTCTTTACGTAGTTGTAAATTAATTTATCATTTAAATCACGATGACATTCATACATTTCAATCTTGCTACTACACTTGTGCATAGCGCCACTTCTATTGACTACATCATAATCAAAATCAAGTGGCAGAAAAGTAGTGTGCTCTGTTGAATTTGACCCCCACAAACTTTGGGTCTTGGGTAATCCAATAAGTTTTACCTTGAGGGATTGCATACCTTCACTTTCGCGTGCTGCTTCATTCATTCTGCTACCCCTTGTGTCTTAAGCCATTGGTCTAAATTCTGGATAACCCAAGCCTGCTCTAGCCCTGCGCTACGGCGCTTAACAATGACATAGGCTGGTGGTACTTTATCGAGGTTGCGTGCCTTGGCATAGTTGGCTGCCTCAGTTGTAGCCTCACGCCAGAAGCGTGGTAACTCCATCTTGGCGGTTGCTTTGAGTTCAAATATATAAGGCTGGCCAGCAACGATACAGACGATATCTCCTTCGTCATTCTTACCGGCCAGTCTTAGTCTCTCTGCCAGGACCCCACGACCCCGCAGAAACTTGAGGATTCCCAACTCAAATGATGAACCTTTGCGTTTGTTAGCAGCACTCATGCGTTTCTCCAACTCTCGGCAAACTGATGGGCAACTCTATCATTGTAGATAGTCATACGACTAGCATCTGACCAGAGTGTTACAAAGTGTTCACCAGTTGCACTGTGTCTTGCAAAACGATTCTTAACAGCAGCAACCCTGAACTCACCTGAGTGTGGCACCAACGCCACGGTAAGAATCATCTCGGGCAGTTGTGCAATCTTTCCTTGAATAGCCTTACGACTTGGTGGCATATCAGGTTTACCCTCAGCCTCGGATGTGTGGTGCAGTAGCAAGACTGCTGCATCTGTCTCACGTGCTATGTGGTGCATAGCCTTGGCAATCTCACGAAGGCCAGACCATTCATCACCTGTCATAGAGACAACATTCATTGCGTTGTCAACGATAATCATATGGGGATACTCACCATAAGATTCACCGTATGCACGGATGGCTAGGTCAATTTCATCTAGCGTAGGAGATGGAGCAAAGTCAAATTGTAAATGCTTGATGGCGTCAAGTTCTTCAACATAGAAGTCCTTGCCTTCACCAGTCATAAATGCTTCTTCAACTGAAGAAACTTGATGGCCCGTAACCATGGCTGCAGCACGTAACGCTGTGGTGTAAGCGTCTGTGTCTGCGGAGATATACAGCGTTGGCACTTTCATTTGCACTGCCATCCAGAGAGCGATGAGTGACTTACCAGCATTTGGTTGACCGGCAATCATTGTCATCTGTCCTCTGCGAAACCTAATCCCATCGGCTGCTAATGATGGGAATAGGTCTGGCAGTATTTGAAAATCGTGTGTGCTTTTCGCTGCTGCTTGTGTAAGCGACAGCATTCTGAGTTACCTTAGCGAAGGAACTTAGGAGCGCACTGGTCTGCTGTGCCTTGTGGTGAAGGACAGAACCAACCCTTCCATTCCTTCGGTGCGCCTGGCTTGCTAGTGCGATAGACCAAAGCACCATGCTTACATGAACCTTCAGGGATTACTGATGATGTCTGCTGCGCTTGTGGGAATGCAGCAATCACAGTTGCCTGTGCTGCAGACTGTACAGATGCTGCACCTAGGTCAGTACCCGTGCTCTTGATGAGAGCAGCGTTCATTGCTAGGTCAGCAAGACCT